GCGACGAGCCTGAGCATCACTCTGATTAGAGAGGAAGTTCAGGGCTTTAACGAAGCTGAAGGAGCGAGTCTCCTTCTCGGTCAGGCCAAGATCGTTGGCGGTGATGCTGTGTTCCACGGGTTGGGTGCCGATTTTTTCGAGGAATGCAGCACGAGCTTCATCGACAGACTTGCCGCCGTCGATCAGTTCACGTGCCAGCTCAGGCAGAGCATGACGCTCGCCCAGCTTGGAGATAGAAGCAGTCCGGGTACGCTCGGCCTCTACGGCCTCGGACCGGATCACCTCCAGGTCAGGAGTGTTGTCCATGACAGGTTCAGTCACAGTGTTTTCAGGAGATGCGGTTGAAGCCGCAGGTTCAGAATTGGTGTCCTCTAGAGAACGCCCAACCCCGACGGTAGGGTCAGCCGGAATAACGGCCAGCGAGACCTCGTAGGGCGACCAATTGGTTGCTACGAAATCATTATTACGCTCCTCCATCTTATCGATGGAGTAACCGAAAGAAACGCCGCGAAGGATTCCGTCGCGAACGTCCTCAAGCACTTCTTGCGCAAATTTATTGCGCGAGAAACGCACTTTTGCGTAACCGCGTTTCTTTTCACCATCGATCCATGCACGCTCGACGACGCCGATCATGCGATCTGGATCGTGATTAAACAACAGCGGTGCGCCATCGTTAAGCCGCGAAAGATTCGCGGACTCCATCTCATGACTCAAGACTTCGTTCCCGAAATAACGAGCCACGGGATACTCGGAGCTGAATGGAAATTCCATGCTCCGATCGTCAAGCATGTTGAAACTTGTAGATTCAACACGCTGGAACTTTGTGCCTTCAATTTCGCGAGTCAAATCCTTTTTGGATTCTTCCTCTGCGACAACTTCTGGCGCTTCAGAATCAACTTCCATTGCGCGTAATGCTTCGATCTTTGTCAGTGTACTAAATCGATGTCCTACTTTAGTCTCAGTAGCCTCCCATCCATCATCGCCCTCGCGATAAACCTGAATTAAGGCAGCAGGATCTTCCTCGGTTCCATTAACAGTGAACTCAGAATCAGGCACGTCGATTGAACCATCGCGCTCAATTTGCTCAATCTTTCCGCGAGCACGGCCACCAGAGCTATTCCAGCTGACAAAATCACCAACACTCAAAGCATCAGGTTCTGCCCTTTCCTCAGTCTCAATTGAACGATCCATAGCTTCAGCAAGTCGATCAGACCAAGTTTTACCTGCATCGCCGCCCCATGCGGCCCATGCGACACGACCTGGAGATGGATAACCCTCCTCTCCAGGGCTGAACCCTTCAGCCTGCTTGTCTACTTCATGACGAGCGAACCATGCGCTCATAGTCACGATGGTCTCATCACTCAGCTCATCACCGCTCAGGATCTGAGAAGCGCGACGAGCAGCGACATCAGTGCCGCCTTCACGCCCCTCTTCCTTCCAATCCCTGTAACGCTGCGCTTCTTCGCGCATCCCTTCTGTCGGCATTGCGGGCATTACTCGATAACCTCCGGCGGCTGCTCAATGATGTCCTTGTCAAGCTCAACATTAAGGTCAGCTGCTGTTTGTTGCTCTCTCGCGAACTCGGTGAGGTTGTCGTAGAAATCGCCGCCCAGTTTCGCGACAATTTGCGCTTTCGTCATGTAGCCCGCTTGCTCCATCTCGCGGTAAGCCTTCGCCTCCTTAAGTGGATCAACCCAATCCCAGCCACGAGCCATCCATCGCGGTGAGTCATAGCGCTCAGGACGAGTGTCGTAATCATCAAACGGCAGCTCACCGGCCAAGACCGCAAGGTTCAGCCACTCGCGGAATACCCGATTGTGAAAATGCTCAATCAGGTAAGCCTGCACAACCTTCCAGTGCTCGCGGTCCTCAAGCAGGCTCAACCTTGAGCTGCTGTAGTTCGTGTCCGAAAAATCACGACTCAGAGTCTCGTAGCTACATCCAAAACCGCTTGCAAATCTGCGCACTTTATTGCGCACAAACATCTCAAACTGCTGGTCAGGCGAGTCGATGTTTGGGACCGTTACGTTCTGACCTGGCTCCAGATACTTGAACATCCCAGGCTCAAACTCTGAAATCCGGCGGCCATCTTCGACATCATCGCCGTCAAGCTCGCCCTCAGGGCTCGTGACAAAGCCCATGATCGATGCGCCAGCGCGAGCGCGGATCACTGCTGCCTCTTCGTAGCCCTGCAACTGATGCGCATCGGACATCACGGGATGGAACCAGGGCACGCCGCGATTCTGCTGAGGCCGTTCCGGCAGGAACAGATGAATCACATCCTCTGCAGGAAGAAATACGTGCTTGTCTCCTTTTTGTGGTGCGTTTTGGAACCAGTAATCACCCGGATGACGAGTCAGGAATGCATACCGCACAGGGCGGCCCCATTCGTTGACCTCAACACCCATCCGCCACTCATTCTTCTTCGCAAGCGTCGGGCCTTGATACTCCTCATCTAAAACGTCGGACTCAAGCATCTCAAGCGCCAATGGCACTCGGCTGCCCCCAAATGGGCGACGAATAATCCGAAACAACGCTTCGCCTGATTCAGGCAACGCACCAGTCGCCAGCCATTCCATCATGTGGAAGCTGTGCCGACCAGCAACATCACAATGCTGAGCGCGAGTCCACAGATTCCACTTCTCTTCGATCAGCCGGTTAATCGCCTCGCTTGGCTTACGACTGCGAACTTGCTGCACCTGTGACTGCAGTTTGATGCCGCTGCCGACAACATTGATCTGCGTTGTGCGTTTCGCTTGCTTTGCGTACGGATTGTTCCGCACCATTTCGCGGGAACGATCGCGCAATTTGCGCAAGCTGTTGCGAATCTCTGCATCAGCACTCGACTGAGTGCTCATCCAATCATTCGTCAGTCGCGAAATAATCGCGCCTGCATAACTGCGGCGCCGACGAGGCTGTTGCTGCGGAATTGGCTGCAACCCAAGCCTTCTAAGAAATCGTGTACGAAGTCCCATCAGCCTCGATCGAATCGAACGTAAAGATTATGAGGATCGCCAAGTCCAGAAGCGATCAGCTTGGCTTTGTTTTCCTTAGCCACAACTGACTTTAGCCTTGACTCCAATTCAATCAATTCAGACAAGTCGTATCGCTTAAGGTTGCGATTACCAATTCGATACTCGGAAACAGCGCCGCCGCTAATCAGACTGCGAATTGCAGCTTGAACAGCATCTAGGTCTTGCTGGGCTTGCGTTCTTCCATCAAACGCATCAGGAGTGCCGGAATACGCCAGCGAAGCCTTAACTTCGATCTGTCCTCGGCTGTACTCCTGAATCGTGCCGTCGCTGACCTTTGTCGCAACTGCCTGAAAATACCAATCAGGACTGGCATCCATCGCGCCAGTCACTGCAGCTGACAGTGTCGTCTTCCAGCCGCTGTTATACGCAACCGCAATAGCAGTCACGCCCTCGCCTGCAGTGTTCAAGCGAAAGTAATAAGTAAGCGTATGAGTGGTGCTAGTTACTGCGTCGCCAAAAACATCAACGGTCTCGGCATCAGTCCACACCGCATCCACGCCACTTGTTATGGACGGTGGGATCGCCATCGACAGAATTATCGACTGATATGCCGAAGTCTAACTCTTACCACTGATTAACGAAACTCCTTCCACTCTTCTTGACCTGCACGCTGCGACGTGTTTTGCGCTCTTCTGCTGGCTTCTCCATCTGGTCCCATAGCGTCCTGCGGTCCTTGATCTGATACACGCGATTTAAAGCTGCATATGCATAGACCAATTCGTCCAATGCCTCATTTCTTGCGCTGCTTTTCTTGACCCAAATTCTTTCAGGAAATCCATTCCTGAATCGCATGATTTGTTTCTCTGCGGTCAACTCCTCGAAATAATCATTTTCAACTGTTGGATAAAAATGCAAATAGCCCGGACCAGGGTCGTTGTGCTTCAACCTGCCGAACAACAGTGACTTGATCGTGTCCGAACCCACCGGGAACACCTGAGCACCCTTCTTCAAGGTCTTCCCATTTGCATTCAGGTCAACCTTGCTCGCTTTTCCAATCGGAGGCTTGTTCTTCGTAGACATACCCTTAATCGCGACTACGCCTAGGTTCTGTCGCTCTCTTGCATACTGATACACCTCTGCCGTGTGGTGGCCACCAGAGTCAATCGCAACCACCATCGGTTTCAACTTCCGATCGCCATCACCCGGATATGGCGCCTGCAGGATCTCATCCAGCTGCTTCCAAACCTCGCCACGGGACGGGTCGCCGTAAATCTTGACCCTGTCAATCAACCAACCCTGCTCCTCGCGGCCCCATCCCCAAACGCTCAACGAGAGACGATCATCCTGCACGTCGCAACCAATGGTCAGCAGCAAAGCCTCACTCGGCACATTGCCCTGCTGGTACTCCTCAATCGCAGCACGCTCACTTAAAGCATCCGCACCAACCTTCGACGCATACTCGTCCTCCCACGTCTCGCCCAAGACCGTATTGACAAACGTCTTTAGCTGCTCTGCGTCATTCTTTGCGTCCAGAAATTCCTCAACTAAGTTCTGCCAAGTTGCGTTCGGGCTATAGCTGTAAGCTGCCCAGATGTGGAACGACACATGTTTGCCGTTCCCTGGCGCGGTGGGCCGCCACTCACCGCGTTCAACCATCCAACGCTTTTTCGACGCAGGGATCCATACGCCACATCCCTCGCAC